TCTCCATTTTCTATTTCCATCAAATAAAAAACTTTTCACTTAAATGTATTTGAAATGACACTAACTAATCTATCAATTCCATTCTCCACTCCCCAGCTTACACTAGCACTAAGAGCCATTGCAAGTATAGGGGGTTTTTCAAAAAAAGTTTGATGGTTATCAACTTTTCCGACTTCTTGTACCTCATTTAAAATTGTCACTAATTCTGTCTGTTCTTCTTCATCTAATGTTCTAGAGTACTCTCTGATATTCTCAAATACTCTCTCAATTTCTATCTCAGTATAGGTAATATTTAACGCATTATTTTGTCCACCAATCTGTGAGTTTATCAAATCTCCATTAACAGAAACATGAGTACTATTATCTTGATGATATTCGTTAAAGTTTAGTGCTGTTTTAGAGGAATCTAGTTGTGTTGGAAGGATAACAGGTTTTATCTTCTTATTAGCTCTCTTCACCATTTTATTCGTTTCTCTGACTAAATTTCTCTCAATATCTCTGAATTGACTTTGCAAACTTTTTGCCATTTACACCTACTTTCTATACTTCAAAATCTCTAACTGTTTGTTTTTCTTCTTCAGCCAAGTCAAACAAGTCCATGACAAGTTCATCAATTTCCAGATTAAGCTGATTGACTTTTTCAGTGTCAGGAGAATCTTTTTTCATCTCCTCCATCAGTTGCTCAACAACTTGTGCTATGTCTTCTTGCTGGGAATCAGTAGCATCTGGAATTGGAAAATCTCCTAGTTCATTAACTTTGAACTGTGGGAATAGGCGACGTTGGAATTTATCAAACTTCATGAAAAACCAAAGAGAGATTAAGCGAGAGTTCAAAATACCCAAAAGATAAAAAGGATTAACCTGAATATCTGTGATGACCATGGAGTTTAAGTCGTTAATAACATCACTATCAGTATAAACAGCTTCAACAGCATAAGTTGATTTACTTGGAATCTGACGAACTAAAATTCGTGGTTTTTCAAAAATTTCTTTATCTCTTGGTGCAGCTAAATTTTCACCATACTTGACATATTCACCATTCCAAGTCAGTTTATAGCGTGATACATTCTCGCCATCAAGATAGGGACGGTATGAATCATCTGACCTTTCTCTTGCATGATAAATTCGATTATTCTTATCTTGAGCGGTCATTTTAGGATTCCCTTTTCCAGTTTCATAGGCTTTGATTCCAGATTTTACAGTCGAAATTTCTGGTCGTCCTAGTATTGGAAAATGGTTTACTTTCCAGAAGATATCAATCGCCTGACGATACTTGACCATCGAGATTGAAAAGGTAGGGATTTCACCAAAGAAATCTGGCGCAACTCGTCCAACAGTGTTGAACTCGCCGTGATACAATTCTGCTACTTCAATCCAGTTTGGCGCATTCTTCTTGAAGAAAATGATACAGTTATCCACGCTAGCATCCGCAAAAATCTTATCCAGAGAATTAATCAGAACAACATCACTCGTCTGCTCCGTGATAAACTGACGAACTCTTGAATTGGTCTGAATGGTCAGAAAATTATTTGGAATGATATAAGAGAATGTCCCACCTTTACGTAAGAGTTGATAAGCCAATTCCATGAATATAGTATAGGTATTGGCTTGGTATTCACTTACTTGATAAGTCCTTGAATAGTAGGATTTCATCTCATCTGTAAAGGACTGATTACGAGCAAAGATATAAGGCGGATTCCCAATTACAAGGTCAAAGCCGATAAATTCGCCAGCTTCTCCCAAGATCTCAGGAAATTCCATTCGCCATTCCATACCTTTAGCGAATAATGGATTTTTCAGTCTGTATTCCAATTCCTTTTCAGCTTTTGCTAGTTGCTTATTTAATTCCGCTACTTCTTTAGAATTTTTATTTTCATCCTCAAATAAGCTAATGGCACCAGCCTTATTTCGTTCAGATATGAGCCGAGATAATTTCTTTAATTCAGGGCTTGAAGCTGTGTCATCAAAGGAATGTTTGAGCCTTTCGATTTTCTCCCAGATTTCTGCTTTAACTCGTTTATTATTCGTCTCCTTATAGTCTTTAACTAGAGATAGATAGTCCTTGAAATCTGTTTTTCTCATATCAAATTCATAGTCAAATTCAAACTTATGTAAGAGACTATCGCCTACTTTAATATTGATATCAATATTTGGCAAAGTCGTCAAAACAGGTTGGTTGGTATCAGTATCCTGGTAGTAATAAGAAGATTTTAAGAGTTCAATCCAAAGACGCAAACGGCAAATATTGACCGAGCTTGGGTTAATATCCACTGCAAAGAGCGAATTTTCCAGAATATGCCTTTTCTGGTTGAAAATTGCCTTTTGAATTTGTTCTGACTGCTGATTACCTGTCTGATACAAAAAATTATTTCCAGACATATCTTGAATGACTAGCTCATCATTGATAACATAACATTGAATCAGGTTTCCAATATAGTTGCCATCAGCGTCAAACAAAATATTTAAATCACTTTTAAGAGCAATAATTTCATTCAGGATTGAAACAAGGAAGTGACCGGATCCCTCTCATGTCAAGCTTATGACAAAAAAGGGGTTATTGTTATGTAATTTAAAAGAGAGTGATTGCTCACTCCCTTTGCTACTTCCATATTATGTTCAACACTTCGTTTCCTTCACAGAATACTGAATCTATATATTTCTCCATCAATTCTCTGGTAAGCTTTGTGTTGTCTATTACTTCTTTTTCTTCTTTTGCTTTTTGTATTTTTTCTTTTATTGCTTGTATATCTTCATCTATCAAATTTTTAGAGTCAATGAATTTTTGTCTACTCATCTTACCTAATTTATACTTCTCAAAATTCTGCATTTTCTTAGCTTCAAGATCTTCGATAGATTTTCCCATAGGTTTAACTTTTACTTTTTCATCCTTGTTTGGATCTTCTAGACCATATTTTTCCTTTATTGCTTCAAATACTTGCTCTTCAAGGCTTCCTGCTCTTGAGTTCTTGTGTTTTACGTTATTACACTTACATATTCTACAAGTAAAATATGTGTGGACTCTCATAGTTCCATCTTGTCGTTTTCTTTTTGATTGAGTACATCCAAGAATGTGATTACAAGTTGGACATTTTGCAAAACCTTGTAGTGGAGATTTTTTCCTCCATTCATAATCGGTGTTTTTACCTTTCATAAATAGATTCTTCTCCTTAATCTTTTGAACTTTTTCAAAGTCTTCTCTAGAAATAATAGCTTCGTGATTATTCTCAACTCTTCCCCACTCTTCTTTTGGTTTGAATTTAAAAGAAGATGGATTTAATACTGACTTATCTTGCATATTGAAAGTGTAAGTTCCAGTATAATTTTCATTTGCCAATACATCTATTACATTGCCATTAGTCCAAGTTGGTCTAGGCTTTTTAGCTGTTCTAATTATCGAATATTCAAAATCAAGATTTGTTAGTTCACTCTTTCTTTTTGATGGTGTCGGAATCTTTTCTTCATTTAATATCTTAGCTATATTTCTTGAAGATATGCCATCAAGTGCAAGTTTGAAAATCTTCTTTACTATCCAAGCAGTTTCTTCGTCAACTATGATTTTGTGTTTGTCATTAGGATCTTTCATATATCCCAATGGTGGACTCCAAGCTAAAAATTTTCCTTGTTTTTTAAGTGTAGTCATAGATGACTTTACCTTTTCAGAAATATCTTTTGTGTAGAAATCATATAATAGTCCCTTGAATTGAATGTCTAAATCTGTTCCATTTCCCTTTTCTTTCTTACTATCATAGCCATCATTTATGGCAATAAATCTTACTCCAAGGAATGGAAATATATTTTCAAGATAATCTCCAAGTGTTATATAATCTCTCATAAATCTGGATAAGTCTTTTACAATTATCGTCTGGATATTATTTTTCTTTACATCTTCGAGCATTCTTTGAAAGGCTGGTCTATTTTCATTTGTTCCAGAATATCCATCATCGACATATTCTTCTCTTGTGAAGTTTTTAAATTCTTCATTCTTGTCGAGATAATCGTTTAAATATGCTCTTTGGTTTATGATACTTTCACTTTCATCAGTCTTTATCATATCTTCAACGGATAATCTAATATAAAGAGCTATCTTACTCATCGTCTATTCCTCCTACCAAATTATCTATATTGAATTTAAAGACTATTTCAAATTCGTGTTTATCATAAACTATTATTTTTTCGATTAAGCTATGGATTAAATCGCCAGATAGCTTTTCCAAATTCTTTGAAGCATATAAATCATTTATCCATTTTGTTGATTTTGATCTTTCTTTTTTAAGTTTTGATATATTAACTTCAATTGCTGAAATCTCGTTATCAAATGTAGACATATGACTTTGAGCAATCTCTCTTTTTAATAGATACTCGTCTCTATCAATCTTGCCTAGACTATATTCTTCATAGGCTCTTTGAATGATATTTTCTTCATTTAGATTTTTTCTTTTAAGATTTTCAATGTCTTTCTTAAAAGTATCTATTGCGTTATTAAATCTAGCTTTAATTCGGTTAACAAATTTTGTCTTGCTAGTTGTCTTCATAATAAACTCAGAAATCTTATCACTAATAGCCTGATCTAAATCTCTTTCCATAATGAATACTGATTTTTCGGGTTTTATACTTCCACTAAACCTCTCATTCTGAAATGAATAGTAAAGTCTATCTCTATTCTTACCATAGATACGAGTTCTTCTATTAAGTTCTTTGCCAGTATTATTATTGATTACAAGACCTTTAAATCTGTTCTCATAGTCCCTATTTTCAAAATTGTGCATTGGCGAACTGAAAACATGATTTTTCTTTCTTTCTCGTCTTTCTTGTAATATTCTTTCATGAACTTCCTTAGAAATGATTGCTTCATGTGCATTCTCACAAATTATATACTGACTTTCGTCTACAAAATGTTGTTTAATTCCTTTTGCAAGATTTTGTTGCTTAACTCCTTGTACTAAAGTCCCCGTATAAGCTGGATTTGTAAGCATTTTAGAAATTGTCCCTTTATTCCATTCAGGATCATCATTTTCTCTGTAAACTCTCCCAGTTTTATAGTAAATCATTCCAGGAGCATACCCTTTTTCATTAAAATGCTTTGCTACTTCATACTGGCTTTTGCCTTGAAGAGTTAAATCAAACATCTCTTCAACTATAAATCTAACATTTTCATCAATTACAAGCTTTTGACCTTCTTTAGATTTTTTAATCTTGTACCCGTAAGGTGGAACAGATCCAATAAAGTATCCATTTCTTGCTCTATTGTGTTTTGAGGTTTTTATCTTAACTGAAATATCCTTAGCATACATATCGTTGATAATATTTTTAAGAGTAACCTCAAAAGATTTCTTTGAATCTGTTTCTTTGACTGTATCCAATTTATCATTAACTGAAATAAATCTAACACCTAAAAATGGAAACACTTTATCAATCAATCTTCCCATTTCAAGATATTCTCTTCCAAGTCTTGATAAATCTCTGATAATAATACAATTGATTCTTCTATCCCTAATATCTTGCATAATATTCTGAAATGATGGTCTTTCAAAGTTTGTCCCACTATATTCATAGTCGGTGTAAACTTCTAAAACATCTATATTTTCTTTTAATGCATATTCTTTACAAGATAGGATTTGAGTTTCTATTGAGTATGATTTTTCTCTCCACTCTTCTGTTCTTTCGTTAGATAGTCTTGTATAAATTCCGGCCTTAAAGACTTTTCTTTCTATCTTTTCACTTTTCTTTTCAATATATCTTTTGGAAGTTCTTGCCATTATAAAACACCTCCAGCTAATTGCATTGGAGTCTTATTTTCAAGAGCATTTCCAAATACCTTATTTATTGAAATCAAATTTTTCTTTACTTCGGACTTGTTTTCATTTTCTTCTTTTATAAGGGTCTTCAGTAAGTTAACTGTTTCCAAATTATTAAAGACAAAATTAATCTCATTGTTTTCTCCGATTTCAATTCTATCTATAAAAGATACAATTGTTAGTCTATTTAGACTGCTTAAATCAGTGGGAACAATTTCGGAAACCAAACTGTCCTTGTTTTTCATCTTTTCTTGCAAGTTGGCAAGTATATTTTTCTTTGTAGCAATTTGTTTCTCTATTTCCCTGATCTTAATAAGATAATTTTTTCTGAACCTTTCAAACTCTTCAGAAGTTATAAGTTCGTCTTCTAAGTCCATATATAAAGATTGTCTAAGCCTTTCATATTTTCTTTTTTCTGAGTTTAAGCTTTCAAAGTCAATATTAAATGTAACTTTTGATACATCTAACTTATTAACTTGACTTAGTAATTCATTGTATTTTTTTAAATAATCTTTAAGTGCGAAAAGAGTCATATCAAGTAGATAGTCTTCTTTTATACTATGTCTTGTGCAATCTCCTTTGTTATTATAGTGAGAACAAATATAAAAAATATTATATCCATTCTTGGACTTAACCTTTCTTCTAACCATTGAAGATCCACAATCTTTGCAATAAAGCATTCCTGATAAAATATGTGGTATATCTGCCGATTGTTTTACATCTCGGAGCATCATCTTATTAGCCAAAGCATAAATGCTTTTTGAAATGATAGGCTTATGAGAGTCGTTTATTACAATCCAATCTTCTTCATTTACTTCTACTTCTCTCTTAGACTTGTAATTTAGTTTTCTAGTTTTCCCTTGTTCAAGCACTCCTATATAGACCTTGTTTGTAATAATCCTATTGACCATTTTTGCGTCCCATTTAGAGTCTTTAACAATAAAACCAGTAGTATGATTATCACCAGAATTTTCTTTATGCTTAGATGGTGTTACACAACCTATGCTATTTAAAAAATCTGCAATAGCCTTAGACGAATAACCGTCTATCTTCATATTGAAGATTCTTTCAATTATATGTGAAACTTCTGTATCAACGACTAACTTATGTTTGTTTTTGCTATCCTTCTTATAACCAAAAGGAGCAAATGCACCAATAAATTCACCATTCTTTCTTTTGATCTCTTTTGAAGATTTAACTTTCATAGAAATATCCCTACAATAAGAATCATTAATAAAGTTTCTTATAGGAAGAATTAGGTGTGTATCGCTTACATCTGCATTTTCACTGTCATAGTTATCGTTTACGGATATAAACCTTATACCTTTTTCTGGAAATATCTTTTGTAGATATTTACCTGATTCGATATAATCTCTCCCAAAACGGGATAAGTCCTTCACAATAATTGTTTTGAACTTCTTTTCTTCAAGATCTTGAATCATCTTCTTGAATTTTGGTCTGTCAAAATTAGATCCTGAAAAGCCATCATCTACATATTCAGCAACAACTTTAAAATCATTGTCCCTTGCATATGATTTGATAATCTGTCTTTGATTTGAAATAGAATTACTTTCTGTGCTATCTCCATCCTCTCTTGATAAACGAAGATACATACAAGCAAATTTTTCCATTACAAAACCTCCTTAATTTGTATTTGGGCAAATAGTCATTAAGGAGTTCTTCTACCACTTATATTTTACCGCACCCAAGTTTTTAAGTCAGCACCCCAGCTTATAGTCTTATACAAGCTCTACATAAATAAAGCTCAACAATATCTAGTAAGTCGAGGGATTCTTTATCACTTTGAGTGTAAGTAATTTTTTTAGAATAATCTTCTTTTGATATTTGCTCTTTAGGTTTATATTTCTTCTTTTCTTTTGTATTCATAGGTTTTACCTCACAATATAAAATTAAAGTTTTTTG